TAATCCACGGTAAACAAATACTTCGCCGGGTACATTTCACCGTCAATCTTTGCTAACCAAGGACACGGCGTGGCTCGATCTAAAACGTACACCGAATGGTGATGTGAGCTACAATCCCAAGGCTGTGCAGCCCAGACGGGCATGGCATCGGGCCACTCCTCCAATGGAATGTCGGCCACTAAAGCGGTAATCGGCATACGAGCCCACATAGCACCCCCATGTACGGTATCTTCGTCTTCGCCTTCAGCTTCTATGCCCGTAAAAATAACTTGGAAACTCAAGCACCTACAAGGCATCGTTGTGACACCTATCACCATCGCATGAAGAAAATCTCCGTGGTATTTCTCATGATTGTGCGTGTATTCACGCCGCACCCAGCACTTAAAATGCGGGATGTTAGATTGTAGATAGGCCATTCTTAGATTTTGCCGCCTACCTTGTCACCTTTTTTCTTGACCTTGCCGCCCATGCGGTAACCTTTTGACTTCATGCCCATTTTTTTCTTTTTGTCTTTCTCGACCCCACCGCCGTTCATCATGCCCGGTGGAATATCTTTTTTACCGCCCATAGCGCCGCCTTTCGACTTCATTTTGACGCCTTGCGCACTACCTTTTCTCGTTACTGTGGATTTTTTCTTTGGCGCGGACTTTCGTTTGGCTGCGCCCATCCCCAAATCTACTCTACTAGCCATTTCTTACCTCACAAATATTTAGTTTTTTTTCTGCGGTCACTCATAATCGCACCGCATCCCCTTGCTATTTCTGCCCTCACCGCACCGCCAGCATTCATCTTTTTGACTTTTGCTTTAGGCGTGTTTGCAACGACAGTCTTGCCCTTCGCACCTTCACGTTTCTTTTTACGCGCAGTTGCTGCTCTTTCTGATTTACTCAAAGATCTTGCTTTCTTTTCCGGCAGGCACCGGTCAGGGTTGCGCTTGTTCTCTGAACTACCGCATTCGCCAACGATGTCGCCCTCTGTATTGATGCGGACCCATTTTTGATCAAGCCACTTTTTGAGCTCGCCCATTATCGACCCTTTCTCTTCCCACCTTTTGCCTTTTTGGCATAGTTCGGGTCTTTGCAATACTTACTAGCCGCCAGATTAGCGTAAGCAGAGGGGTAGGTATCAAAAGTACGTTTGGCCCAAGCTTTGCCTTCGGGGCAGATCTTGCTGCCTTTGCTCTTTTTTGACGCGCCACCGCCTTTGGCGTAGTACGTCAACCCTCTTGGCATAGCGCCACGTGTCATTACCATGCGTCACAACTCCAATATCTAGCCGTGAATTTATCTTTCGCTTTCGCGGTATCGCACCCGTGGCGAGCCCTGAAATTTTTACGTCGACCGGGCTGATCTTTTTTGATCGTCATGTCAGGGTCGCCGAATCGGACTATCTTCACGTCGTTGCCCTTCTTTGCGAGGACTGCAGACTTTTTATTTTTTCCGGGTGTTCGCTTTGGCTGGTTGTATCCAGAAAAAGTTTCACCTCGGTACTGCAGACGACCAGACGGCAATCGTTTCACGTCTTTGGTCGTAGCCATTAATCGAAGCCTTTTCTCATATAAAGAATCACCGTGTAGGTGTCGTTCGCACTAGCGCCCACAGTCGTGAATTTAATATCACCCGTCTTGCCTGTCCCAGAGTTGTTAGTCAGGCCACCAAAGCTGCTGTAGTCATGGTCTCCGCTTTGGTTTTCTCCAAGCTCGATAATGAACGCATCAGTATCTGCATCAAACAAAAGCTGCACTTTCATGCCGATACACTGCCACCAAATACGGTCGATAGTGACACCTGTGCAGGTGTCACCGTCAGCACTGTTGGCTAAAGCCGAAACATCCACTTTCGTGACTGCAGATTCGCCTGTCCCATCTGAAATATTTGTCAGTTTGAGGACAGCGAATTTAGGACCATCGACTAAGGTTTGCGATGTTACTGCATCCGCCATATCGGACTCCTAAGATGCGTCAGAGGAACTGCTAATACCAAAGAACTTCAATACGATGACCGTATCGCCGCCCGGATCACCAGAAACTACAAGCTCTACTTCGTCAGCGGTAGCTCCCGCTGCTGTCGTGGTGCCACCTGACATTCCCAACACGCCGTTACAAGGGAAAAACCCTTTGAATCCCGTGCTATTGACAGCCGCAGAAATGCCATCCACAAAACCATCCGTATCTGCATCGGTGCCGATGTCATTCAAGTTAACGGCGTTTGCTGCCGCCGTGGTGACAGCTACCGTCACGCCCATAGGGATGAAGTTTACTGGGATGCCGATAGAGCCCTCTTTCCCAGTGGTAGCACCGTCAGCAACAGTAATCGTCGTGGTATAAGTTTGCAGCGTCATGGTGCTTGTTACGCCGCCAGTGCTGCTATTTTTGGTGATGTCTTGGAAACCGTTTTCTGAACGAACCGGTCCGTTGAAAGTCGTATTAGCCATTTGTGTCTCCTGTCTTGGCTAGTGTCAGGCACGGAATGCGCCTGTCAGGATGGAAGAACGATAACCAAGAAAGAGACAAAAAGAAAGGGCGACATTGTCGCCCTTCCAAAGCAGAAAAAACTGCTTTATGCGCCGGGTGTTCCGAACACGGAGCGCCAGTCGCTTACGCCGAAAGAGTACCTTTCGCGAGCTTTGAAACGCATGTTTCCTGTGTCGAAGTCGCCTTCCATCGCAGTGCGAATAGGCGTTCTTTGGAACAACTTGAAGCCATTAGGTGCGTCTGTCTTAATGAAGAACGCATCTGTGTCCGTCAAGAAGTGGTTTACAACCGCTCCATCTGGAAGCATACCCATAGACTTGTTGGCGTTGATGTCGTTGTCTGCCGTTCCCGGTCGCAGATTTGAGTTCAAAACTCTTTCCGCAATAAATTGTAGTTCTTTCGGAATGATAAGTTTCATACCGCGAACAGCAATTTTCAGACCTCTTTCATCAGTCAATCCAGCGATGTCAATCAGCATCTGCTCCAGCGAGGTCTCGTTGAGATCCGCAGCAGTAGACAACAGGTTGCGCTGGTTGCCAGAAAGTGATGGGTGAGCCGCTGAACACAGAGCCGCACCGTCACCGATTGGTGCAGCGGTGCTGAATGCTTGGTTCAAGATAGTGGCAGCACGGATTTGCTTGGTTTGAGACATTGAACGAGCCAGCGCACGCGTGTAACGCGCAGCCAAACGGTCGTACAAATTGTCTTCAATTGCTTCCTCAGTGATTGAAAAAGCTAGCGCAATGGTTTCGTGCGTATAACGTGCAGTGTATGTTTCCTGCGCGTCATCAAACGAAATTGCGCTGCCCTCTGATTTCACAGGAGCAGTACCAAATCCAGAAAGCATGACCTCTTCTTCAAACGCGCGGTCTGAAGACTCTTCGTCAAATATTTCTGAGTGCTCAAGATCGTATCGATCATACTCAAGCCCGAACAAAGCATTAAGGCCGGGTTCAAGCTCTTTCGCTAATTGTGCGCGAGTAATAGGCATTGAAATTCTCCTACCTTAGATGCCAGTTGTGGTGGCAGTGGTTTGTGAATCGAATCGTGCGTTCGGTGAGTTGTAGTGCGCATTAATACGAACAATCAACGGTATACCGGCCGCTGCGAAGTCATCGTTTGCGTCGTCATCAACGATGCCCATGATCTTCAGCGGTAGCGTTGCCGTTGTGTTGATTGATGAAACACTCAAAGCCGAATTCGAACGACCCGTGTTAGTTGAGCCCGTACGAGCAGACGTACCCAGGCTAGCGTTTGCAAAAACAGCCGTCAGTGCAGTTGCACGGTCGGTTAGTGTTGCGTCGCTTGCCACTTGGAAAGTTTGCATCGGATTATCAGCAACTAAAGCTTTGACAGGGAAATTTGTGTCAACGCTCACGTTGTTTGATCCGGGCCAGTAGTTGATAAACGTAGTCTTCTTCGTAGTAGAGTCGACATATTCTACACCTACCAAAACACCCAGAGCAGCAGTTGTACCGCCCGCAGTGTCTCCAGCTTGATCGATCACACCGGCTGCGGTGGGAACTACAATGCTAAATTGGAAGATGGCATTGGTGTTGTTAGAAGCAATTTCATACTTCGTGACACCAGTAGAATTGACGGCACTTCCTACAAGTCCTATCGGACGTAGACCGTACGCGGTTTCCTGATTTGCCATAAAAAGTCTCCTAATACCTTACTGATTACGAGGACCACCAAAAGTAACACGCGATTGACGTTCAGGTTTGCCAATGCGCATAGTTGAATGTGCGTTCTCGCGTAGAACATCAGTTTCAACAGCTTCAACTTGATCCGAATGCTTTCTATTAAAGTATTCGGTTCGCTCTGCAACCGTTTCTAAAGGAATTCTAGCAAGAAGCAATCCGCCAACTCCAAACACTCCTTCGTACTTGCCCGTCTCTATAGTAGGTGCCTCAAAATCGGGGTATTCATCTCGTCGGACTAACTCGTAGCCCTCTCGGAGTCGTGCGCTGATGTTACTTGTGTCATCAAAGCCACGCGTTTCAGCACGAATCCAACGATGTTTAAACCCCTCTGGCGCGGGTGGAGCATCTAAATTTGACTTAGGGGACCACGGCTTGCGTTGTGCAGTCGCAGCCCTCGATGATTTTGCGCGAGAAGTTTTCTTGATTGCCTCAATTTCTTTATCTGTTGAATCCATCTTCTTACTCCTTCACGTATTTCGCATATTCTGTTAGCGGCACACCCAATCGTTTGGCAATAGTGACTTGGCTCGGGGTGAGACGAACCTTTTTGCCGCGTCCCCCTTTTGTGGGACGAGAAACGCCAGCAACCGTTTGGCTTGGCTGGCGAGTTTGAGAAACTTCTTCACCACGATCTTCGAACTTGTGAGGAAACGCCTCTCTCATGCGTGAATCCAAGGCATCATAGTATTCGTCACTGGTCCCGTCCATGCCTTTGTCATTGATCAGTTCCTTGTGAATACCAAATGCTGCGAATGTCATTGCAGAGTCTTCGCCAAACCACTCATTGTTGGCGGCCCAATCTTCTGCTTTTGGATCTGGTCTCTGTGTTTGCGGGGCCGGTTGATATACCGGCTGCTGCACTTCAGCTTCCATTTGGGCAGCCTGCGCTTCTCTTTGCGCCCTTGCTTGGGCGTGGCGATCTGCAGCCACAGCAAGCTGTGATATTTTTTCTTGTGCGGCTAGTTGGCGGTCGGTGTCGCCAGTCTCAATTGCAATTTTAAGCTCGTCTTTCGCTCTTTGCTGCTCAGAACTGACCCGATTGCCATATTCATCAATGTAATTTTTGTCTAGATTGTGCAGTCGCTGTTTTACACTTTGGTTTTCTTGCTGAACAGCTTGTGCATATTTGACCGCCTCTTCGCGCTCTCTTTCTGCCTCTCTCGCACGTTTCGTAAGCTGGTTGATCCGTTTTTGCACAGACTTGCCATACTGCTCGTGCTCATCAACCGCCTCTGTTTCAACGACAGGCTCTTCTGCTGGCGCTGGACTTTGAGGCTCACCCCCCTCATCTTCTAGAATTACTTCTTGTGCTTCTTCGTCAAAATCAAGATTAATCTGACCATCATCTGCTTCATGCGCAGGACTAGACTCTGCCATTTTTATCCCCTAACCGTGGTAAATATCTTTTGGATCTAAAATCGTGCCTAAAATTTCGTCATCGTTCAGCATGCGAACCTCGCTCCCAAAGGCAGCTTTTTTGTCGCCGTTCAAACGAAAACGTGACCCAGCGTACCGTGCGAAAATCACCCAATCGGTCTCTTTGCACCAAGGACCAGACGGATAACGCTCTTTGTCTTTGTACGCTAGCGGCCCTGCTTTCAAGACGTAGCCGACTTGCGTCTGTATTACGTCTTCTTCAATAGTTTTGGGGGCCAACAAAATACCGCCATCACTCTTTGCAGGTGGGCGGAAAGGCATGATTAAAATGCGCCATCCCGTAGGTTGTGGCAGGCGATCTACAAGTTCTTTATCAATTAAGGACGGGTCTAAAACCAAATCTTTTTCTGCGACGTAGCTACTGGACAAATCCAGTGCTTCATTCGGGTCAGGCATCTCTTTGTTCCTGTTTTTCTAGCATTTCAGAAAGTTCCACCAAGACATAATCGCACGCCCTGATTTCACCCATGCACTCTCTGTAATGTTCCATGTCTTTTACCCCGCCTTCAGTCATGAGCTCTTGAATTTGGGCTTTGCGACCTTTTAATGTTTGTTGCACAAATTGCACAACATCTAGATCGTTCAAGGGTTTTCCTTGTCGTTTACTCTCCGAGTAACTCCGATACTATCGCTTTTTATGCGATTGTAAAGCGGCCCCCACGCAAAGCGGCCCCCATGCCACGTTTTTGACCACGGGTTATCTTTGCCGTCATCGTGTTCGGCGTTGCCTCTTCTTGGGCTACAGCGTATGGAATACTGCCCTGCCCTTCGATTTCAGCTTTTGCCACAGGAGTTGGCGGTTCTTTTGGGGTTACCCCATCTACTTTAACTTTGCTCATTGGTTACCTCTTTGCTTGAGTAGTTCACGCTCGATGCCCGCTTGAATACGTGCCTGAGTTTGTAGTTCTTGGCTTTGCAGCCTTTGTTGGAAGTTCGCCTCTCGTTGAGCAAGTTTTTCGCGCTCCAGCTGTAATTTAGCCTGCTCTTCGGACACGTCGTTTTGCTCTTGTTGCGCCTTGAGTTGCAACTCTTGTTGTTTCAATGCAATCAAAGGATCAGGCCCTTGCTGCTCTTGCGGCTGTCCCGCCTGTTGGATCTGTTGCCCAAGGGCGACAACCTGCTGCATCCCTTGTGCAACAAACTGCGCAACCAAAGCTTGGAAAGGCGCATTGTTTGCAGGATCTGCTAGCGCGACGTTCGGATTCTGCTGGGCAAAAGCCGCCTCTGCTTGTTCCTCCGCCATTAGCTGAATATGGTTCAGGATGTGTTTTTGGATCGTTAACACGACCTGCGGCAACGTAGCAGCGACACCACCTGTCACAAACAACAAGTGCGCTTGTATGTGCGCCATGTGATCCTGACCCTTAAAAGCCTCTAAAGGCACGTTTTCGAGGGCATCCATGTTTTCTTGTGCCGGATCTTTTGGCCGAACTTCGTCCGGCACCTCTGCATTCAGGATTTGGTCTACGTTTCTTACGCCCATAGCGTCATACACACGACGGTATACCTGCGGCATATTGTGTATTTGGGGCGCTTGCATCGCCAACTGAAGCTCTGTCTGTGCTAAAGCGATCCGCTGGCTTTGAGAAAAGATATTTGGATCAGAAACAGGCAAAACATCCACCCGTTCGTCAAAATCTTTTGCTTTAACCGCTTGATCAGCCCCTGCAACAGCATACGGATACACATTCGGCAGGCTTTCGTTCATTACACGGGCCAAGATCTTGAATTCGACCTTCATTGCGTAGTGCAGGCGTTTGTGAATCGCACTCATCACACGGGCACCCTGCTCAATCATCGCAATCGTCGTTCCGACCGCCGCAGATTGATTGCCATCACCTATTTTCATGTCAGTAATCGTCGCAAAACGCTGTGCGGCTTGGACTACGAAGCCCAAAAGCTGAAATAACGTGCCATCTGGGCCTTTGAATGGCAAAGGCATCAAACTGTCCCGTATAACGCCTCCAGGGGCGTCTACATCCCTAAATTCACCGGGTTGAAGAGGATCTTCGTCGTCCCGAATACGCAATCCTCGCGCTTTGAAGCCCGCAGGCAGGTTCGAAAGCGTCCCCGCGTCGATTAATTGACGCAAAGCAGCCGTCGCAGTGCGAGAAAGACCGCCAATCGTGTGAATTAGGCCCATCCCATAGAAACCAAAGCCCGGCAAGAACTTATAATGGACAAAATACTGAATTTTGGACTTCAAAGGGTCCTCTTCGCGATAATTCCTGCGAACTGCCAGCACTTTTCCGTTATCTTCGCTGATCGTGACGACATACGGCACTTTAATACCGGTCATTTCGCCCTCTTCGTCCGTATCTTCATACCCTTCAAGGTCTAAATCGACATGGCATTCCAATAAAGTGCAGTCGTAATCGATTCCGGTGGCTCGAGTGCCGTCAATATAGTCTATTTCGTCGCTTACACTGGTCGAATCTGGCTGGGACGGCAGCACTTTGATGTCCCGGTAAAACCCACTAACCTGTTGTTTGCGCAAATCGTTCAAAGACATACGCACAACGTGCGTGATATTCGGGCATGTCTCGAGATCGTTGCTCTCATAAGGCACAACAAGGTGCTCTGCCGGTATAAATTTACAAACCGGCCGCCCTAAAGCGTCATCAA